ATCTTGAATAGTTTCCCAAGGGCGACCGCGTGAAGTGGTCGGGACGATAAAAGCAACTTCATTCATATATATCTTTACAAAGAAATTAAAAGAAACAATCAAATTTTAAAATAAAAACGCAAAAATTTGATGGTTTATTAGAAGACTAACTTAAAATAACTAAAATGGTGTGCGAACTCGCCCAGAATGAAATCTTCCAAAAGATGCTCATTAAGAAGGTTGAGAAATTGAGGAAACAAGTGGAAGACCTCAAACGGGAAAACAAAGTGGTCACGGATAATCGGGATTACTATCGGAAAATGTATGAAGACCTTCATAAAGAAGACCTAATCCACCTTCTTCATATTGTTGAACTGAAAAAAGAAAAAGAAAAACTCCAAAAAGATAATAAAAAACTCAAAAAAGAAAACAAGGAACTCCATCAATATCATAAAATAGGGAAATTATTGGGAAATGTGGGAAAGGGATACAAACCAGTCGCCAACCGCTAAAAAAAAAGAAAATAATGAAAATAATCAGTATCCGAGTTCTTTCTGTTCCTTAACCCATTCTTGATGGGTGTCGTCGAAAGCGAGTCGTGCTCCTGCGACTTGACCTTTTCGGGACATACCTTTTTTTGTTGTGACTCCTTCTTGGCGAGTGGAGGCGGTATCGGGGCGTTTTCTGCTGTCTTTGGTGTCGTCAAACGCTTTACGAGATCCCGCCATGCGTCCCTTTCTTCGCATTCCCTTCTTTGGGTAAGGTTTATGATATTTACCATCACCGCGTTTAACATATCCTTTCGCTGGGGTATCTCTTACAGGCATCTATTTTTATACTGATCCAATTATTTTAAATCGGTATGAAGAATTCTAAATTTTAGATAGGGAGGTCTTCTAACTGCTTGGTTTCAAAATACTCGGCAATAGATTGCTTCGGATTGTAATTCACGATTGGAATTTCTAATCTGAACATCTTTTGGACGAAATCCATTATGTAGGAGAGTTCTTCCCAAGACCTCTTATGAACCTTCTTTCCATTTGGTTTATTATAGATATCTCCAATCCTCTGATAATCGTCGATAAAATAGTTTGGATTTTTCTCTGGGGTTTCAGTAATGATTAAAGTTCCGTCATCCTTCTGAATTGTTTCAGGAAGGATTTCTTGGTAATCACAATCAAATCCGAGTAAATGAACCTTGGAACCAATATCACACGCGAATAACGCGGCGATTGAACCCGAACAAAAAGTAAAGACATTCTTGAATAATGAAAATGGATTGACGCGAAGGTCTTCTAAAAAGAAAACATCCTTGTGGTCGTCTATCTTAAAATCTTCCCAATCATCCATTACTGAACGACTAATTAGATATCCCTTACACTTTTGATCCTCGATCAATTTGCGGATCTCTTTTTCTTGGTGTTTCAGTACGACATTATCCACATTCACATAGAAAGTCGGATACCAATCAATTCGTTCCCATTCACGATAAGCGAGGCAACACCCAATCGTAATTCTATCCGTTCCCAAAGATTTCAAATCAAAGTTCTTTAATGACGCTCCGTTTCCCAACACAAAGATTTCAGGTTTCTGATCAAATACTTGTTTCGCTTCCATTTTACTAATCTTGGGATTATTATTTTAAATCCAAAATTTTAAATTATTCTTTGGTGGGAGACAAATCCAAAACTTCTTGAATAATCATTTCTGCTTTTGGCGATTGAGACTGGGGTTCCGGTTCGGGGGCAGGAGGTCCTTCACTTGTTTTTGGTTTTGGAGGAGTTTCTTCTTC